GCATTGAAACTCGTCTGGATCAGATGCGTCGGCATCAGCCACCCCTCAGGGAGCCGTGGCGGTGGTCACGGCGCGGACTCATCAGACAAACCAGCCGGTCTGCGGGGCGCCCTGGTCTTCCACTAAGAGCGCCATATGCGGGATAGACGTGGTGTCGTCGTTGCTCCAGTTCGTCGTGCCGTTCGCGATGGCGTAGTGGGAGCCGGAGCCGAAGAGCCGCGCCTCGCTGACGTCCGTGAATCCATTCAGCGTCCCCGTGCTGTACGCTTGGGGGCCGGTGCTGGCGCCGGAGAATGTCACCACAATCCGATAGGGCGTCGCGCGTTGCAGGGTGTAGGGTGCGGACAGCATGTAGCCGATGGCGGTTGTCGTTCCAAGCTGCATCGTCCCGTTGATTAAAAAGGTCCCGGGGGCCGCCGTATCCGCACTGATCTCGACGCCCGAGGTGGTCAGCGCCAAGGCCGTGCTGACGGCATAGACTCTGAGGCTGTCGGTCAGGCCCGGGAGGCGCCACCCTTTGCGGTTGGTGTTCGACGCCGGGGTGACCAGCGTGACACAGCCGACGCCAAACACGGCGCCATCATTGAACTTCAGCACGAGCCCCGGCCAGGCCAGCAGCGCCGTCATATTGACCGTGGTGTTGTTGATGGCCGTCGCGGTATAGGCGTCGTAGCCGCCACGATTGAGCACGGGCGCGCTAATCGATTCCCCAATGCCGACCGCGACCGTAACGTTATTGCTGCCGGGCGTGCCCGTGGTATTGCCGAGAATGATCCACTGGGTCTCCACCACCGGTGAGTACGCCGTCGGCACCAATTGATGCCAGGCGACCATGGTGGCGTCGGCCGTGGGATCATCCGTGCCACTCGTGCGAATGGTCGTCGTGGCGCGCGGATTCGTCAGGGTGGCGTCCGTCGTGGTGACTTCGGCATAGATGCTCGTCGGGGAGCCCGCCGAGGCCGTGACGTAATAGTAAATGGCGTCGAGATTGCCGTGGGCGACCGCCAAGAAGAGCCGCGCACACGCCGAGGTCGCAACGGTGTTGTTCGCGTAGGTGTTACTGAGCGCGAGCGCCGTCTGCGCCAAGGCGGCGGTGCCGGAGAATCCCAGGATCATCTTGGGGGCCTGACGACTGCCTTGTATCCCCGTGGCGTACACCGGCACCCAGCGCTCGCTCCGCACCCCCCGCGCCAGCGCGGCGATCTCCGCCCGGCGCTGCTCACGGCGATCGCGCTGGTCGGCCCACTCGTGGGTTCCCTCGTAGGGCGCCAGCGTCGCCGTGTGGCGGTCCAGAATGAACGGCCGACTGTAGCCGCGCACCGCGTGCAGCCACCGCACGCGCTCGTAGCGGCCCAGCATCCGCCCGGCCCGCGTCATCAGGCAAAGCCTCGGGTCCAGATGGCGAAGTACGAGGTGCCGTCGTACTTGAGCGAGACGGCATCCTTCGCGGCGGCCGTGGTGGACAGCATCACGGCACAGCCGCCCGGCCATAGCGTGCCCGCCGGCCACATCACCAGGCCGGTCCCGGTCGCGCTCTGCACCACGGTCAGATGATAGGTGCCCCCACTGGTGGCATTGGTCGGCGCGCCGAGCACCGTGGTGGTGGCATCCGTGAGCGTGAACTGATGCCACGCGCTACAGGCCCAGTCGAGCGTGAGGGCCGCGCCCACCGTGCCGTTGTTGAAGACGGCGCAGAGGCCGGCCGCCCCGCCGGCCGCCCCGCCGGCCGTGGAGATGAGTTCTCCCCGCGTGGTGCGAAGTTCCTGATCGCGCCAGCTCACCCGCCGTAAAACCCGCGTGCGCATGCTAGCGCCACCACCACGGCTTGAGACTCGTCGAGCCCTCGTAGCGCACGTCGATGAGCTCGCGCGAGATGATTTTCTCGGGGGTCCCCTCCTGCCCGTCCCACGTCCGCGCCTTTTTCAGCTCGTCCTGATACTTCGCCCAGAAACGGTCAAACTTCGCCGCTTGTCCCGTGATGGCCTCGGAGAGACTGGCCGCGAGGTGATAGACGACCGCCATCACGAAGTTGGGCGGCCACAGCGTCGTGTTGGTGATCTGCCGGATGTAGCGCAGGTTGAGGCTATCGGCGTCGCTGACAATGAAGCCTTCTTCCACCTGATAGCGTTCGCGGTCTTCCACCCGCCAGACGCGGAGCGCGTCCGTGGGATACGTGATGGAGCGCGCGTAGTCGAAAGCGGGGGCTTTGTTGTAGAGCCGCCACTGCCCGCACGGGATGGTGGCCAGCGTCGAGAACGGCGTCGTGATGTCGCCAATCGCGAACACCGTGCAGGAAACAAGGGTGATGGTGGCTTTGCCGGTGAAGTGACTGGTACAGGTCACATCCGGCTCGATCGTTTTCCCCACATCCGCGTCCGTGAAGAGCCCGCACGACACGGTGAAGGTCACGCAGGTGCCGGTGGTGGCCCCCGCCTGCAACGTGGTCACCGGCTCGCAGAACGAGTCGAGCGTGACCCGGCGCATCGCGAAGTTCCAGGGATGGCCCTGCAAGGTCGCGTCCCGCACGGTGATGTAGTGGCGATTCACGAGGATGCCGCGACGAGTATTCAGAAGATCCGCCGCGATCACGGGCGTCTCCCCGAGCAGGCTCAACGCCTGATTCATGATGTCCAGCTCGGTCAGCGTGGAGGTGGCCATTAGCCGCTATAGCTCGACGGACTGGCCGTGATCGCGGTGCGGTTGCTCGAGGTGTCGATGGTGGCGACAATCCGGGTGGTGCACGCATCGGGCGTCTTGCGCGTCGTGCCGCCCCCGCTACTCGCCCCCGCCGTGGCCGACAAGATCAGACTGGTCGCCTGCTGCAAGGTGTAACTGCCACACGTCTCCACGACTTGGCGAACCGTGCAGGACGCGATGGCTTGGTAGGTCGGCAAGGCGTAGGTCTGCTCGAAGAGCCCGCAGGATGACGTGACCGTGAGCTTCACCCAGTCGGCCGCGGCAAAGAGCATGGCGTTGGGCACATCCAGGCGATAGAGCCCACACATGTTCACGGAGTCGACTTCCGCCCAGTTCCCCGATCCGTACGCGGCGCCCAGCGTGGCCGCCGACAAGGTGATGGCCGTCGGTCCGCCTGACCCCTGGCGCCAGTAGCGCGCCGTCGCCTTGTCGATGGTCACGCAGGAGATTCCCGCACTGCCGGCATTGCCCGCCGTGCCATCCACCACGCGCCGGATCAGCACCGGCACCGTGACCGAAGTGGCGTCAGCCTTGATCGCGGATTCGGAAAGGAAATTATCCGCCACGTGATTTCTCCACGGGTTCGGTCAAGGGCTGGGGAAGTCTCGTGCGCAGCTCGGCGTTTTCCAAGCGCGCGGCCTCGAGCTGATAGGTCAGACGGCCGATGATGAGATAGACGAGCTCTTCGTTGGTCATGCGATCCTCAGGTAGCCGTTGCAGCTCCAGATTTCACCGGCCGGAAGTCCGTTCGGACTGGTCGGCCACGCCGTATTGCGGACATGGCCGCGGAAGGTCGTGCACTGCCGACTGTCGATCGTCAGCGCCAAGGTTTCCACCCCGCCGCTCGTGACCGTGAGAATCTGGACACACCCCGGAACTTGGGCCGCGCCCACGGTGCCATCCACGGCGACGCGAAGACGCGCACTCGTCTGATAGGCGGCCCCGTCGTAGCCGGCGTAAAACGTCTCGCCGATCACGTCGTCCTTGAGGGCGGCCGTGGGACTGGCCGGGGTGCCCCGACTCCGCGCAAAGGTCATCCAGGAGTCGCCCACATCGGGCGTGGCGCTCCCACTGACGAGGTGAATGCCTGCCGCAACGGTCGTACTCGAGATGATGAGCTGGTCGGTGGTCCCTGACCACGTGCTCGTGAACGCCGTGGACGGCCCGAGCACCGAGCCCGGCCCGCCGTAGAAGAGGCTGCACGAGCCCGTGACGTAGGTCGTGCAGTGGAACAGCACCGTCCCTTCGCCGAGGCCGCTCAGCCGGTGATCCTGATTCCAGTACGACACCTTGATGTGAGCGGTGGCGTTGTCGGGCACCGTGCCGGTGAAGGCGTGTTTCAGAGGCATCTAGGCCGCCGTGCAGAGTTGCGAGGCGAAGTTGTTGGTGAAGGCCGCGCCACAGACCCGGGAGATGCCGAGGGCCCCGCTTCCCGCACTCGAGCCGCCTTGATAGCCCAGCGCTTCAGGCTTCTGAAAGCCATCCGCCCCGAATCCGATGCCTTGGTAGCCGTCCGCGTCGAAGCTGGTAGCGACCGCCCCCGTAATGAGATTCAGTGCGGAAGAAGCGGGATCGGTGGGGCAGACCTGGGGACAGGGATTCGGGATGAACGCGGTGCCGCACACGAGCGATGCCCCCAAGACACCAGACAGGAGACCCGGCGTCACCGCCCCGATGCGCACCACGCCCATGAACCCACAGCCGTTCGGGGTCGTAGTGTCCATGCGATGCGACCGAGTCCACGCGATGGTGGCGCCCGACACCACGCCGCGCCACGCCTCGAAGGCGAAGCCGCCCAGGTTGAAGAGCACCCCGGTCACGCTGCCGTCGTCGGCGAGGGCGAGCTGGGTGGCGATCATGTAGTTGATTCCCAGCACGAGATCGACGCCAGGCTGGAGGTTGTAAGTCCCCTCCGTGGGAAAGGTCACCCCGCCGTCGGTGGACATCCGAAACGGCTTCATGTTGGTGGGGGCGTTCGGTGGGCCTTCCACGGTCAGGATCAGCGTGGTGGCATTCAGGGCGATGACGTCGTTGACCTGCTGACCGTCCTGTCCCACCGGCAGCGAGATCCCGGCCGTGACGTCTGTCCAGCTCGCGCCGCCGTTCGTCGACCGCACCAGATAGCGCCCGCTGCCGAGGGTGCGCCCCCCTGCGACGAGAGTGCCGGGGCTCGGCTCGCAGATGGACGTGATCGAGAAGAATTGCCCGGCCACCCAGCCTGGAGGCGCAGGAAGGGGCGTCTGGGTGAAGCTCACCCCGCCGTTCGTGGAGGTCCAGATATTCGGCACGGCATAGCCGGCGTCGGCGGGGCCGAGCCAGAGCGTCCCCGCACTGTCCTTGAAGCCCCGGTAGATCGCGATCGGGGCCGGCGCTAGGGCGACGGGCGTGTTGAACGTCAGCCCGCCATCCGAGGACTTGAGAATATGATAGCCGCTGACCCCCTGGACCTTGAAGAGTCCGAGCGCCCAGATGTCGGTCGCGGTCAGCGCGAACACATGGCGCGTCGTCCAGGTATCACTCTGGGGCGGCGTGGCCTTGAAGACCGAGAGCGGAACCACGCCAGACCAGGACACGGCTTGATTGGTGCTCCGGGCGACGCAGTAGGGCAACGTGACGGTGGTGGTGAAAAACGGTCCCCCCAATGGCGCAAAAACAGCGCCGGAGACGGGATCGATGCTGGCCCAGAAGTAGTCCGTGTGCCCGAGCTCGTCCACGCTCGTGAGATCGGCTTGCTGGGTCCAGCTCTGGCCGTTGTCGTCCGAGGTGAAGATGTGATTCGGCTGGGCGCCGGGCGTGCCCGCGTTCTGGTCTTCGATCTCCCAGACCAGCCGGTTAGCCACGTTCCCGCACCTCGAGGAAGAGGGCGGCGCGCCACACGAGCTCGGCGTCCTCGGCCGTGTCCACGTGGATCTGCGGCTTGCGGAGCTGACCCACGGCGCCCGCGGCCCGCGCGAGCGAGAGGACCGTCATTCAGTTCACCGTCCGGCCGCGCGCGTCTTCGTAGGGGCCAAAGACTCGGCGCGCCCGCACGTCGGCGACGAGACTCGCCGGCACCTCAGGCAGCAGTGCGGAAACACGGTTCATGGGCGGCGCCAGAGCAGCAGCGCCCAGGTGCCAAGAATGGCCACCGTCCAGAAGAGGTAGTAGGGCCAGTTGGCGACGACGTAGCTCTGGAGGTTCAGACGACACCTCCCAGCACGGTTACGGTGTCCGCGATATCGACCGTGATGCCCAAGCCCTGCGCCGCGGCCTTGGCCGCCGCCACGATGGCGGCATTGGCGAGGGTGGCCGACGGACTCACGGGCAGCACCGCGCCCGATGAGAACTCTTGGCCGGTGGAGGCCACCACGGTAAACTGCGCCACCGCTTGCCCGTTGCCCGCGTTCGCACACCCGGTGACACAGACGATGAGATTCGCCATTAGCCCTCCTTTAGCGATTCACCCGTTGCGTCGCATAGGAGAAAAAATCCACCACGAACGAGCGGAGCGTCCCGGCGGTATTGGTCACCATCAGCGCCATGGGCGCGAGCGCTTGCGTGGTGATCCGGGCCCGGACGGTATCGCCCCCAGAGGTCGCCTTCGTGAACACTTTTTCGGTCACGAACACGCCGCAGCCCTGGCCATCGGATAACGTGAACAGGACGCGGTTGCCGCAGTCCTGCCGAATGCGCAGCTTGTACCAGGCGCTCGCGGAGGGCGCCCACCCCGTGCTCATCTGGCTGCAGAGCGAGGCTTCGCGCGTCTCGAAATAAAACAGGCAATCCTGGAAGCCATTCTCCTTGTCAAAGCGGAGCCAGAACCCGTCGGTCGGCTGCACGGTGGTCATGCCCCCGGAGTTGAAGCCCAAACCGATGCGGAACCGATTGCCGGCCAGGGAGTTGCCGGTCTGAAAGATCCACGTGGCATCCCAGTTGCCCAGCGCGGCCAGGTTGCCCAAGGGGCCCACGCCGGAACTATCCAAGGTGATGCCGCCGCCCTGGCTTAGGGTGGTCGTGGTCTGGATCTGGAGTTGCCCGAAGTTGGGGGTGGCACCCGCGAGATACGCCGCCGTCGGCGCCGCCCCGATGCTGCGCAGGACCCAGTTGTAGTTGCCGATGCCCGAGGACGCCGTATTGCCCCCCGTAAAATCATCGCGAATGGTCACGAAGCCCGGATCGCGCTCCATCTGAGGGCCGTTGACCGTCCCGTCCGACACCGTGAGCGTGCCGCAGTCATTCCAGACCGCGCCAAGCTGGGTGGGATCGCGGACGGCCATGTTCGCGACGTTCATGGCCGACAGGACGGCGCAGCCGGTCAGTTGAAGCGCATTACAGGTCGTGTCGAAGATGAAGGCACTACAGCCGGCGAAGCTGGTCCCGCTCGCAAACTGCACGGACTGATCGGGACTCGCGGCCGAGCCGCCCGTGGCCGCGATGGTCAAGGCGTGATTGGCCGCGTTCGGCGTCAGGGTGATGTTGCTTCCGGCCGTGAGCACTTGCGAATTGGTGGGCGGATCGCCCGTCATGTCCACCATCACGTAGGTGCCGCAGGCCCCCACGGTGGCCACATGGGTGCCCACGTTGCGCGACAGGAAGGTGCCGCAGCCGGCCGTCAGCGTCGAGTAATTAAACGGCGGCGTGCCGGTCGCGTCCGCCGTGAAGAAGGTCGCGCACTCGCCCGTGAAGGTGGTACAGCCGCCCCCACCCCCGCCCCCGAAAAAACTACTCATCCGGGAATGCGCGTGTAGGTCACCCAGCCCGTGACCGCTACGCCCGCGGAGAGGTTAATCACGAAATCGTTTCCTGCCCCCAACTTGATGAGTGGGCGGCTGATCCCTTCCAGACAGTGCGCGCCCTGGCCGGCGCCCGCGAAGTTGAACCCGGCGCCATTGATCGACGTGGTGCCGTCTTTGTAGATCACGGTCACCGCCGCCGTGGGCCAGAGGACGAGCTGCCAGATGCGCGTCCGCTGATTCGCCTGGCCGGCGATAACCGTGGTATCGCCCCCGCTCGAGACGTTGATCTCGGCGCGGAGCTCTTCGTTGAGGTCGCCGAACATCAGCGGACCGGCATCATCCTTTGATCGGGAACCCGAAGGCGTGCCAGCCGAGGAGGAAGAGGAGAATCCAGAGCAGCAGGCTACCGCCGAGCGGCGCCCAGGCCGGCCCCGTGCCTGCCCCCGGCCAGTGCGGCCAGAAGACGCCAAAGAAGAGCCAGAGCACCATGAGCAGCCAGAACAGGAAACCGATAGTCATGGCCGCACCTCGACTGGGGTCACTTTCAGGTTGACCGGGACGCTCACCGCTTCACTCTTCACGCTGAGCCCGTCTCCGGAGCAGGTCACGTTGCCATTGACGATGTTCGTGCGGGCGACGCGGGCCGTCCCGTAGATCGTATTGACTTGCACACACACGCTGGCCGGATCGTCATGGCCTGGATGAGCTCGCTGATGTTCGTCGATGAACACCCACCGAAAAGCGCTAGTGCAAGAAAAAGACCGAAGCCGCGCACTGTCCGCACCAGCAGGCGCATGATGACGTGCAAGGCGTGGTCCTTGGCTTGGAGTTCCAGCTCTTTGAGGCGGCAGCCGATGCACGCCACGGGCGGAAGCGCGAAGGGGGTGCGCCTCACGGAATCACCTCGAGCCACCGACAGGCCGCCCGATAGAGGGCATCGCCGAGATTCACCCCGTGGTTCACGAAGTCCTGCCCCTGACCGCGCGTGGAGACGCGCCATTCCGCGTGACCTTTCCGTTTGTTCCAGCCCAGCCGTACCAAGACATAGCCCCCTTCCGAGCGGGCGGTAAGAATGAGCAGGAGCCGCCCGATCTCGTCGGACATGGCCCGCGTGAGCCGCGGCTCCACCCCGTCTCCATGGTCAACTGACGGTGACCGTGGGTGGCGTCCCTACCGGCACGGGCTGGGGATCGGCCGGCACCATCACGGTCGTACTCGCTTCGACGAGCACCGTGCCGGCGCTATCCTTCAGCCCCACATACGCGGTGGTCGCATTGCTGCCGACGTTGGTAAACGTGCCGTTCACGAGCACGGTCTTGGGCACAGTCGCCTCCAGGGTCAAGAGTTTCGCTTCGTAGGGCGCGTAGGTCTCCGTGAGCGTGCGGCCATCGGGCCGCGTGAAGATGGCCGTCACGGTGGCATTGAGGTAATTGCAGGTGAACACCTGCCCCGTCGTCTTGGCGAGCCAATGAATCGCCGGGCTGCTCACGCTCTGAATCAGCGGCGCCGCCTCGGCGATCAGCGCGGGTTCTACCTGGGCGAGTTCATTGACCAGGGTTTTGAATCGGTTCATATACTCGAGCCGATTCGCGTCCCAGACGTTGGACGGCCCGGCCCCATTGTTGCTGGCCCACGCCAGGGCGTTCGTGCCCAGCGACCACCAGAAGAGGCCCCGGGCCCCTTCGATGATGGCCATGTAGGCATGCGTGCGCATCTGCGCGAGGGTCGGCCACGGACTACCGGAGAAGCTGAAGAACTGGAGAACGGCAATCGTGGGCCGGGCATTCTGCACGGCGGCGACGGAGGCCCGCGTATCCGTGGCCACCTTCTCGTGCGTGTACCCCCCCGTGGGCGCCGGCCCGAACATGGGATAGCTGTCGATGCCGGGAAGATCACAGACGTCGCGCCACAAGCTGAGGTGATTGAGATTGATGGCGAGCGTCGCGCCCGCGGGATTGAGCGTCAGCAACCGCTGCCGGCGGGTGAACGTCGCGGGCACTGTCTCGGGGAACGCTTCGTCTGCGACGTAGTAGCCGGCGAAACCCGGATGCGCGGCGTTGTCCTTGACGTCCTGATCGCTCAGATCGGTGATGAAAGCGGGGGGCGAGGTGGTGCCGGTCGGATAGGAGCCGTTGAAGACGTTGGCCGTCTGGAAGTAGACGACCCCTCGCGCAAACAACGAGTCCATCATGACGCGCATGATCGACGCCGGGGTCGCGCCGAAGAAGTAGTTCAGGTAGGCGTTGAAGTGCGTACCGTCGAGGTGGCGTCCGGCGTTGTCCGTGAGGCTCCAGAGTTTCGACTCCCAGAACGACGCGGCGCTGCTCGTATCCAGGCCAGAGTCGTAGGCCCCCAGCAGGAACCGGGGCGTCCCGTGGAGCACGATGCAGTTGTGTTCGTCGCAGGCGACATTCATCAGCGCCTTTTGCGATCCTGGGACGCGGGCCACCCGATACGCCGGCGCGGTATAGGCGCCGGCGGTCACCGTGACGGTGTGGACCGTCCAGGGCACCATCGCGCTCGCGTCGAGCGTGATCTCCCCATTCATGGCCGGGGCGGTGACGGTGCTCACGACGCCCCCGGCACTGTCCACGAGTTGCGCCGCGAGCGTGCCCGTCGCCCCGGCCGGCACCGTCACGCCGGCACGAATGGTGAGTGGCTGATCGTCGAAGAGCAGCCCGCGCCAGTTGGGATAGCGCAGGAAGACGTCGACGGGCAGATCGACCATGCGCTCGAGGGCCACGTCGTCGAACCAAGCGATCCCGCCGGCCGGCATGTGGTACGCCTCCAAGCTCACCCGATGCTCGGCCGGCGCCGTCACCTCCAGGGCCGGAATGATGACCTGGGTCCATGGGACGGAGGCGCCCGTGATGACCGGGGAGGCGGCCACGACGGTGCTGCCCCGGAGCACGGTGACCCGCACCCCGTAGGTCACCCCCGGCAGCGGCGCCGGGGACACCAAGCCCGTGCCGGTGATCCAGACGGTGAGCCGCCACGTGCCCGCGGCGAGCGTGCACTTCTGAGTGGCCGAGGGCACGAAGGTGGGGGCGTTATACGTCAGCCGCAGACTCTGCGTGCCGCTGTGGGCCACGGCGGGGTCGAGGGCGAATTGATTGGCCGGCAAGACCGTCCACGCGGTGAGCCCGCTCTCGAAGCCCCCGTTCAGGAGGAGGGACGGGGCAAAGGTGCGTGCGGGGAGCGCCGTGAGGCCCAGGGGCATGAGATCCGTCAGCGTGGGCACGGATGCAAGCCCCTCATTCGGGTTTCCGATTGAGCAAGCGATCGCTCTTCTCATTCAGCAAGACGAGGGCCCGGTCGATGCGATCCAAGCGCTGCTCGGTCATGGTGCTGCGCACTTCCACCTTGGCCAGCTCCAGGCGGGCCGCGTTGGCCGTCTCGGCCATGGAATGAATGCGCTCCCGCACGATGTCCACCTGTTCATCCAGGTGCTCGCGCATCGTGGCGTCCCCGCTGGTCTGGGCCTTTCCCAGCTCGTGGTGGCCCTTCTCCAGCGCGTCAAGCCGGACCGTGTTGGCCTGGTGCAAGAGCAGCACTTGGTTCATGGAGGCTTTCAGATTGGCCTCGTGGGTGGCCGAGATCCGGCCATACTTGTAGATCCCCCACGCGAGCGTGCCGGCATATAAAAGGGCCTGCGCGACGTCCCGAATGGATACCGACCAATCAATCCCATTCACGCGAGCCGAGCTTTGATGGCGTCAATGGCCGTCCGCAGGTCGTCCCGATGCGCCGTCAGCGTGGCGATCTCGACGTCAAGCTGATGCTTGGTCGCCGCGGCGTCGGCTTCCCGCGCTTTCATCTCGTCCGCTTGTCGCCGCTCGGCATCGCTGATCGCCGCATCGGCTTCCGCCTGCGCCTGCGCCGCCGTGGCCTGCATCTGCTCGATTTGCTTCGTCACGTCCTCCCGCACCGCCGCCGCCTGCTGCGCGGCCGTGCTCAGACTTTCCTGCTCCGCCTGTCGCTGCGCCTGGAGCTCGGCGATCTCCCGCTCCAGCCGCGCTTGTTGCTCTCCCAGCTCCTTCACGTGGGCGGTGGCGGCGTCGGCCAGGTCGAGCGCCTCGAGTGCTCGCGTGATCGGGTCGGCGAGATGGACCTTGGCGAAGTACAACGCCTCGCGCGCTTCGTGACTCTCCATTCAGCCCTCCCGATACAGCACGGTCACTTTTTCGGCGCCCACGCCCTTCACGTCGCGGACGTTCAGCATCGCCACCCGGGCCGGGATCGCATGCAGCCCCCGGAGGCCCTGGACAGGAACTCCTGAGACCAGGGCAAGCACATCGAAATGCACGCCGTCCAGGGAGCCGACCAGCGTGGCGGTACCGTCCAGGATGTGGACGGTGAGCGGGCCCGTGACCACACGGGGCACGAAGGTGTCGCCGCTCACTCCGCTCCAGGCCCAGCACTCGGTATTCACGACGCGTTCGGCCTTGACTTCGGCCATGAAGACTCCGTGGCTGGGGACCCAGCGACCTAGGCCCCCAGCCGGTGACGAACGGTTTACGCCCCCGGACGCAAGAACTCCGCGGCCAGCACGATCTTGCTAACGCCGCTGCCCATCGACACGTTGTTGGTGCGGATCACGATGTCCGACTGCACGGGCACCGGCCACCCGCACGCCGTCATGTTGAAGAGCCCGCACGTCGAGCCGGTGGTGTTCGCCGCCGCCAGGTTGAGCGTGCCGGTGAAGAGTGAACAGTTGGTGACGGCCCCCGTGGCCGCCGAGTTGACCGGCACGATGCCGACGGTGGCCGTGAGGTTCGCCACCGCGTACTCCCAGAACACGCGTCCGTTGAGGATGATGTCGCCTTTCTCGAGACGCACCATGTGGATCTCTTGATCCGCGAAGGCCACGGCACTGCTGCCTTCGAAGACCGCGCACGAGCCCATCTGCCGCCCCGGCCAGGGAACGGGAGGCTTGATCGACGGCGTGAGATTGATATTTGTGAGCTCGATCCCGTATACCGCGCTGCTGACTGGCATGGTCTCCCTCCTTTCCCGGCCTTAGGCCGATTCGTCGATGCCGATGCTGACCACCGCTTCGTCTTCTACCCGCACCGCGCCCTGCACAAATTTCACGATGATCCGGAGGTTGTTCCACTTCCCCGGATCGCGCACCATCTCCGTGTTGAAGTCCCGCGCGAGATTCGCCGTCACGGCATCCCGCTGCCAGGCAATGCACGTGCGGATGTTGCCGCTCTTGGGCAGGATCGGCGAGGCCATGGTGGTCCCACCGCCGAGGGCATCCGTGACTTTCAGCCACTGGAAGCCCATGTAGATTGCGCCCTCTTTGATCGTCCCCGTCATCAGGGCTTGCAGACTGGAAAAGTCCGCGCTGGTGACTTGTGAGTCCGACAGTAGCTTTTCGATGGCGAATGGCGACACCGCGATGTGGCGCCCTTCCGTGCGCACGCCGTTGACGTCCAGGATTCGGTACGCTTGGCGCAATTTCGCGATGGTCATGTTGGTGCCGCCGTTGGCGATGGCCTGGCCGCTCGGCAAGGCCACACTCGTCACTGCATCCGCCGCGGAGACCGACAGCGCGGAGCCCAGCATGGCGGTAGTGATGGTCAGGGCGGTTTGCCGGTTGTACGCATACGCGAAGTTGCGCGCGTAGTCGTTCTCCGGCGAAATCAGCATTTTCACTTCGTCGATATCGTCGATCATCTCGCTCAGACCGAAGTCCGCGAGCGTCAACCGACGACGGGTATGGATGAACGGGGTCAGATCGGTGTCGGCGTGCCGGCTAAGGATCTGCACGGCTTCGACACCTTGCAACCGCTCCACGTTGAAGGTCTTGCCCTTGATGCCACTGCGAATCCGCACGGCGGATCGCCACATCTCGCCCATCTCCTGGGACAAGGTGTAAATCGTGGCCTCGAAGGCATGGACAAACGCGACGTCCACTGTCCAGGCCATGAAGGACTCCCTCTGCGCTCACGTCGGTGTCTTGACGTCGCGGGAAGTAGTCGCCCTCGGCGGCTTCCCTCACGGCTGTGTCGTCGCCGTTCCACCCGCTGGTCTGTCCCAGCGTCGCCCGGGCTCTCGCGAGCTAATCGGGCGTTGTTCTGCTCTGTCGGCGCTCCTTACCCCGCCACGTTGGCGCGGTCGATCGTCACGATGTAGGTATTGCCGCACGTGGTCGCATTCGTGGCCCAGAACTCGCTCGGGGCGGTACTGGCGACGGTGTACAAGATCAGGCAGTTGATGGCCAGATGGTTCGGGCGCCCCTCCAGAAAGCTGATGCGCTCGAGCACCACGGCGTTGGCGCCGCCTCCCACACTGCCCACGCTGCGCAGGAACATCTGCTGGACGATTTCGGCCATCTAGCCCTCCGGAATCGTGATGGTGCGCGTCAACGCATCCACGCCGCGACCACCGCGGGCGATGCCGATCAGTGCATGGAATTTTTCCAGCGCTTGCACGTGGCCGGGATGCGAGCCGTTCCAATACGGGCCCTTCTTGTCGGCCAGCAACGCCGCGATCTGCGCTTCCGCGTCCTCGCGGCTGACTTCGCCGGGAATGTCGCCCGTGATCTCGCCGTCCTCCAGCATGGCCCCGCCGATCCACGCCAAAAGCTTCACCATCGCGGGACTGTTGCCTGACTCTTGCTCAATGAGATGGGCGATTCGAGGATCGCCAGTTTTCTCCGCCGCCACTCGAGCGGCCTCACGAGCAAGAGCCAGGTTCCGCGAATACAGAGGCGAGTTCTTCGGGCCCCAGGACTTCACGAGATCCGCCTCGGCCTCGCGCCGCTCCGTAGCATCTCGGGCCGTCACCTGATCGGCGCCCTTGATGGCCAGCTCGGCGAAAAGGTCGATGGCGGCCTGCGCCTGCTTCGGGGTGTAGCCCGCACTGTGCAAGCGCGTCAGCGCGTGGCCCTGGAGCACCGGGTCCCACGTCTTGCCGGGCACCTCCGGCCACGTCACCGGGTACTTGTCGGGCGACTCCGGCACCCCCAGCTTGCCGTGGAAGGCTTTCCACTCGTCCGGCGTCGCGCCCTCTTTCGGCACCCGAATGGCGTCGCCCACCATGCGCTTGGTTTCCGTGTACGACTTGGCGAGGGCGGCGATGTCCTTGAAGGACTCCAGCGACTTGTCGGCGCGCAGGTCCTCGGGCAGCACATTCCGCCACGTGAGATTGACCAGCTCGGCATCGGACAGCTTCTCCCAATCGGGTTCGCTGGGAGCGCCGTTCGTCTCGTGGGCGACGGTTGGGGCTGTGACGACTTCATCCGCCACTGTGCATTCTCCTCAAGCCGAGATCGACGACCTTGGCGCCCGTCAGCATCAGCCACGCGAGAAATGCGGGGAACGAATCGTCCGCCGGCAAGTGATCCGTCATGACCGGCGGCATAGTGTCGCGCTCCCAGCGCAGCGCGTGCTTCAACTCGCGCCAGCGGCCCTCGAGCATGTCGGCGGCCTTGGAATCCATCTCCACCATGAGATAGCGGGTGGCGTTCATCGACAGCTACAACAACCGCGTCGCGTGCGCTCTATCACACGTCGGCAACGGCGACAGTAGATCGTGACGCGGGGGCCCCGGTCGGTCTGCACGACAATCGCGTAGGTGCTAATGGGCTTCACTTCCGCCCCCGCAACTGGATCATCCGCGCCAGCACTTCCCCCGCGTTCTTCTGCGCGTTGACCAAGCGCGCGATGTCCTCCAAGACGATGTGATCGATGTCCCGATAGGCGCGCACGAGCGCCGCCTGCTCGGTCTCTTGCTGTTCCTTCGTCTTCACGCCGCCACCCGCGTTTGTCCGTTGGGCGAGCCCATGGCTTGTCCCATGTTGGTCAGGGAGTCGAGTGCTGGCGACGCGTTCTTCGCCATCTCGGCCACCTGGCTCGCCTTGTCCATGTCGGCCTGCCGCTGAGCCGCCTGCTGCCGCTGGGCCCGCATCTGGTCGCGCTGCTGGGGGTCAGCCAGCCACCGCGACGACCACCCGAGATCCAAGGCCAGATCCCGGCCAAGCTGGTCCGTGTTGAGGTTGTCCAGAATGTCGGGCTTGATCTGGATGAGCGGCAACATGGTCGCGAGCCACGCCTGAAACGCTTCTATATGCTGATGCTTCTGCGCCTGGGCCAGCGGCCCCTCGTATTCGATGTCCATGTCCTGCCCCTGCAACTCGTCGGGGAGCGGCGGCAAGGCATTCGCGCGGAGCATCAGCCCGAACACGCGATTGATGATGAGATTGAGGTATTCCGATTCGAGCCGACTCAACCAAGGGGCAAGCAGGCGCAAGATGCGGATGGTGCGCTCGCGCACCTCGGTCGCCGTCATGGTCTGATCTTGCGGGAGCTGCAATTGCTCGTAGAAGAAAATGTGCTGGATTCTTGCCCGCAGATCCTGCGAGAGCACTTGGGAGACATCGAAATTCGCGCCGAGCTGAATGGGCTTGATCACCGGCTTGCCGGGACTCATCGAATCGTCGACGGTATTGACGCCATGAGCGCGGAGATCCAAGTCTCCAATAACGCCGTCGTTGGGCACTTCGACCGGAGGAGCGACCGAAGCAGCCGCCGATTCGAGTGTGAGCTCCACACAACGATTGAGCGTCCGCACGTCGGGCAAGGCTGTATGCGCAGGCGAACGGCCGTACATTTCCCCGCTCGTCTTCGACCACCGCGGGACGACGTACGGGAACTCTTCATACCCGCCTTCCCCGAGCAGCTTGTTGTGCGGCAGCGCGATCCAGAGCGAGTAGATGGCTTTGTTCTTCGCCGTCACCTTCGAGGGGTCGTAGCTGGTCCGCGGACCCACGCAGTGCAGGATCTCGTATTCCTGCTCCGGCTTGTCCCGCGCCATGTCCGCGATCAGCTTGCCGTGATCGTTAGGATTCGACCAGCGCTGCACGACGGCCCGCGCGGTCAGCTTGTGGCTGGTGTAGCACGTATCGACACGCCCATCCGCATCTTCGTCGATCGCGAAGCCCCCCGGCGGAAAGGCACGGAACCGCAGACCCCCGAAGCTGGTGGCGCCCTCCGTCACCACCTTGTCCTTCTCTTCGATGTACAGACAGCCGATCCCGAACGCGCCGAGGTCGAGATACACCTCGTTGGTCTCGGGATTGAAGTTCGACTGCTGGAGCGCGAGGTACATCCGCTCTTCGACTTCATCGAGCCAGAGCCGGACATTCGGCATGTCGTTGAATTGTTTCTCGCGCATCTTGAGGGTGAACCAGCGCGCCTGGGGATTGGTGACCGAGCCGTGAATGTTGGATGCCAGCAGCTCAAGCGCGTGGCCGGGCGTGGCATCGAAGAGTCGGTCGGTTTGCTTCGCCCCCTCTGGCCGTTTTCGTGTAATGACTGACCGGTACGGGAGCAAAAATTCGGCGACTTCCTGGTTGAGAATGTCAAAGAGCGCACGCTTGGCCTTGAGGCGCTGGTAGCGGCGCACATGGTATTCGACGTCTGCGGCCACTCAGGGCTCCCTGTGATCCGTGATGACGCACTGACAGCATCGTGAATCAAGCGCGTTCTGAATCCGCTTCTCACACACCCGACACCACAATTCCACCCGCAGTCCCGCATGGGTGTAGACGCGATAGGAGTCCACGGTCGGTGTTCGTCCGATAAGCCAGCGGGAGTAGGCCACTCAGGCTCCCAACGTCGGTTTTCCTGTACTGGCACTCCCGAGGTCGCCGCCTTCGCGACCGGCCACGATCGTGCTCGCCCGCCCCCGCCGTCGCCGCAACGCCGCCGCCGCTTTCGCCGCGGTCGCTGCCGCATCGCCCGTATCCACCGCCGGGGGTGGAGGCGGGGGAGGAGGAGACGGGGGCGCGCCGCCGCCGCCGAACATTACTTCTTCTCCTGCGGCAACGTGATGCGGTAGCCCGCCAGCTCGCCGTCCTGAATCTTGCGCAGCATCGCCTCGTCCACGATCACGTTGACCCCGCAGTGCTCGCACAAGAGACTCATCGTCCCTGCCTCCGTGAACTTCGCCGGGCCCACGTAGAACTCCCGTTGCGGCGGCGGCCAGCGCGTCGGCTTCACCTCGTGGCCGTCACCGAGCTCGCACTCCACCGGATCGGCGATCCGATACTTGCGCTCCCGCACCCACGCGCCCTTACCCCCGACGCCGATGGTCCACAGGCGCCCGTCCTTGTCCTTCCACGGCCGCGCCCCTCGCGGCACCGTATGCACGCCACCCCCGCTCACGATGGGCAGGGCAGCAATCTCCTTGTCGCTGAAATCCGGCATGACGAGATCGGTCACGCTCGCTGGCATTTACTTGCCTCCGCAGGCGATGGCGGCGTTGGCGGTCATTACGGCTTCACGGACCTTGCGGACGGCCGCAGTCTGGTCGGCCGAGGCCGGCGTGCAGTCCACGATGGCTTGCGCCAGCACAAGGCCGGCATTCCGAATGCGGGAATACTTCTCGGGCTGACCATCCGTCGGCGCGTGATACGTGAACCAGTTCAGGAGTTCATCGGGACCGATCGGCATCACTTGCCTCGCTTGCTCATCATGGTCTTCCGCTTGTTCTTGGTGGCATAGAACACGCTCTCCCCCTTCTTAGCGCCGTACTCCTTGACCATCGCCGCGTGGGCTTTGGCCGCCCCGCCCTTGCCGCCGAATTGCGCGTCGTACTTACTCAGGGGCATCGCGCACCTCCCGCTTCAGGCGATACGGACCGCAGGCTTACGCGCCTTTGTGCGCTCGGCCCGACAGGCGATGCATTGACACCGCACGCCATGGGGCATCAGTCCACTCTGTTGACCCACCACGTCAGCACCACGAGCGCGATCAGCCCCGTCACGAGTCCGGCGCCGAACGCCACGAGCAGGACGGCCCACTGCGGAAGATCGCTGAGCCATGTCACGCCTCGTCCCCGTTCGTCTGCACGGGCTGAAGTTTCGTCACGCCGTTCACGCCGAGCAAATAGCCGGTGTTGTCAGGACGCACGACATAGCCCGAGAGATGGCCGGTGTTCTTCGCGATCTCCCGGAGCAGGGCGAGTTGCTCCGCCGTGGCCGGGGTGTTATCCCGCTCGCGCTCGAGCTGGGCGTGGATCACCCGCCAGCGCCACACGCCATAGCCGCAGAGGATGGCCAGTGTCGGCCAGAAGAACGTAGACGCGAGTCCCAAGAGCAGCGCGCCGCTCTTGCTCATCCCCAGCCAGGCGGCGGCCGCGGTCACGAAGCCTGAGGCTGTGAAGGAGCCGCGGAACATCTCGGACCACGACTGGCCGAGATTGCGCCAGTACACCAGCGTGCCGAGGCGGTCGGCCGTGGTCACTTCACCTGCCGGAAGGCATCGCGCGCCTGCTGCCACGTCTGGTATTTCTGCACGGCCGTCTCGCGGTCACGCTGATGCGCCTGGAGCACGGCCGCCACCACCACGCACGCCATGGCCGCGCAGCCCGTCACGATCAGAGCCAGCCCCAGCCACCACATCACAAGAGCTCCGCGAGGCCGAGCAGCACGCAGCCCGTCCACGTCACGCCCGCCGCCACCAGCAACGCCAGCGCGCCCCAATCCGTCCCCTCGCCGTCCTTCATGCCATGGCCTTCAAGCGGCGGCGCCGCTCCCGCTGCTGCGCCAAGCGCCGCTCCCGGTGCCGGTGATGAAACGCCCGATGACACGCCCGCTTGTCGGTGTGAATCTTGGGCCGCCCCAAGCGATCGCCCTTCACCCGCCCGGCCCCGCGGCGATTGAGATTCTTGATGTCCTTGAACTGGCCGGGGACGATCACGTGCACGGGCAGGCCCGGAAGCGTCGGGGCGCCATGCTCCTGCACCAGATGCTCGCCGAGTCTCGCTGAGGGCCCCACGATCCCGCAGACCGGACACCGCACCATGGCCCGCTCGTAGTCGCGGATCTCGCTCATCCCGGCCAGACTCGCGGCGCCCGCCCGTGATCCAAGGGATTCCACTGCGTGATGCGCGTCGGCTTGTGCGGCTGATATTGCTCGCTCAGCCGCCCCAGCTTGGAGGGCTGCATGCCGGCGATGAGGTAACAGAACGCATCGCCGTAGTCCTCGTGCGGATGATTCGGTTTCTTCGGCTCCGCTTTGATGCTCGTCAGCTCGCCTCGAGGCCCGGCGGCGTAATACCAGCCTCCATTAAGAGCGCGAACAAGTCCTCGGGCTTGGACCGGGTCAATGAGTAGTCCGTCGCGCACGTTGAGCAGTGCAAGTAGAGGGTCCAAGCGTCCTGCCCACGTGGTCGGACCAGGCCGGTAGGTACCAGGCAGGAGCTGCCGCAAGACCCGCAAGGGATTGCTGTCGATGTCCCCAGCGTCGTCCGTGTTGAGGGTGGGGTCATAGACGACGTGCAGGAAGTCTCGATCTCCATCAATCACCCACGGCATGTGCTCGCTCAGCCACGGAATGAGCCAATCGCGCACGTGCTGGCGCATGCCCGCGTGCTCGCTCGAGAGCGCAGCCAAGACACGAATCTGCGGCCCCTCGCGCTGGGCGAGGACGCTGGTCGGTGTATGCCCGCCGTCCTGGCCAATCCAGAGCGGCTGCGCGCGATTGGGCCGCAGTCTCGTCCCGATGGGCGCGTGCACATCTTCGTTGAAGCCGACGGCGACCTGAGGCCCGAGCGCCAACGTCCCCGGATGCCCTTCAAGCAAACGGCGCAGCATGTCAGGGCGGTTCGCCAGCGCGCGAGACCACTCGGCCCGCTGCGCCGCGGACGCGAGCTCGCCAGGCGGGATGCGAAAGTATTTTGTCCCTGGATGCTGCTGGACGACGAACCTTTGCCAGGTCCAGTGTTCTTCGTCGGGATAGTTCAGCGTCATGATGGCGGGGTGGCAGTGCGACGCGAGCCGCTGCGACGTCAAGCCGAGGCCCCAAGCCGACTCACTGAGACCGGACGACTGCACCAAGACAGACGAGGGGGCGGGCTCTTCGAACCAGAGACCGTGACATTCGGCTCGGAGCCGGTCCATTCCACTTTGATCTTCGACCCCGAAGAGTCGGAGATGAACAAGATCCACGCCTGCCACGGAGAAGACGGCGAGGTGGCCTCCGTCGCGAAGCTGCCAGAGCCCGTACCATCCGGGGGCTTGAAGACTGTCGTGGGTTTTGCTGACGTGGGACTGGAAGGTATCGGCCGCCCCGAGCCATTTCGTGGGGAGTGGGAAGCCGTCGGCGTGGTGCGTTTGCGCATGCGCGATCATCGCGCCAAAGGCGCCCCACGTTTTGCCATCACCCCGCGTGCCAAACGCGGCGAGCTCACGCGCCGTCCCCTGTGCCGTCGCTGAGATGAAGGCGGATACCGTCGGCTTGAAGTGGAGATCGAGGGTGTCCATTCGTTACCTGCGCCAGAACGATGTTGACCGCGACAGGACGAGCGGCATCAGCAGCATCAGCAAGCTGGCGAGACGCGCGCAGGCCCACCAGTCCGTGCAAGTGTTCAGCAGCGCGCAATCGAGTGGAATGATCCACCTGCCCTTCCCCGCGTTCCGCATCCAAGGCTTCGATCACGCGTGTCGTGGCTTTGCGCAGATGGCCCAAGCGCAAGCCCATGCCATCCAAGAGCAGATCCACTTGCGAGTCGCCGGTGCGCAAGCGTTTCAATGCCGCGATTCTAAAGCCAGAAATGACAGGTCAGGCGGGGGTCGGGCAGGTCAGCGTGACAGGTCAGGCTTCGTCAGTTTCCTCTTGACACCACCTGCACTTCCACCGGGAACAGCGTGCGTAGGATCTCGAGCTGCGAGGCCGTGACCCAGCGATGCTTGCGGGGATGCGGGCCCACGCGCCAGTAGTAGGCGCAGCCGAAGAGATCCTTACGGAGCGACAGGACATTGCGCACGGTGCGGGGGTGGCGCCCCAAGGCGAGGGCCACCGTGCGCACGTGAAAGATCGGCTCGGTGACCGGCAAGACAGGACGGGTCATGGTCAGGCCTCCCGGCAGCGGCGCACCCATTTCAGGATGCGCAAGCGTTGCGCACGTTCGCCCCACGGGGTGAGCGACCAGAGCCAGCGCAGAACGCTCATTGCGGTTTCCCCATCATGGCATTTTCCAACGCGGGAATCCTGATGCCCCAGGAGTTGGCCACCATCATCCAGGCCACCAGGCCGTTTCTGATAATCGAGTGGGCATCGGCTTCGGTGAGGTGCGCTTTGGTGATCGAGGTGAGGCAGTTGCCGTCGGCCCGGAAATGAAAAATCACCTCGAGCTTGAGCGGTTCTCCCAGCAGGGAGGGCGGGCGCAGGAGACGGGTGACGCGGGCGCCGAGGCCGTTGAAGGTCACGCCGATGCCGGAGCCGATAGCGGGAGCAGCTGTTGGGCGGCCGCAGTCCCGTTCGTCCTCGTGTAGCTGGCCTTGATCGCAGCGTGTTTACGACGCAGCGACTCAATCCGTGCCTGCGGACAGTCATATAGCAACGCGGGATCGGGATGTGCCGCCATCACCTCGAAGTCACCAGCCTCGACTGTCACCGCCGAGATTTGCACGGCTTTTCGCTGAAAGAGCATCGAACACATTGGCATTTCACGGCCCTTATAAACCATGACCGAGTGTAGCCGACGCAACTCGGTCGCGCCGAAGACAGAGAGAATCCGCCCGGCCAACTCTGGCCAAATGTTTAACTCGGCAAACCAACGCTTGCAGGCGTCGTCGCTCCGCACAAATACATCGCGGAATATTTCAACGACGTATATGCGCCACCCGACGTCAGAAGTTGGCGATAGGTTGTGACCAACCGCTTCGTGGCGGAAGATATGTTGCTGCACAAATCAAGGTTGACGATATCGTAGCGTTCCTGCTGCCATAACAGCCTGTTAGGACGACGGGTCTGCCATGTCATTGTTCCAGCAGGGATGTGTTTTTTTTCTTTTGGGGACCATTCCGTCTTTGGCCGCTCCCACACTTCGTCATAATAATCTGAAAGATCACACTCGAACGCCTCGTCTGCGCCTGCATCGATGGCAGCCAACACACAGGCCGAATCGCGGTCAACCGCGGTAATGTGGCACTTCGGCATCAGCTCCCGAAGCATACGTATCTCTCCTTGAGGGGCCAGACCTGCGGTCGTCAAGATTCGCCACGGACGATGGTGTACTCGGTCTCTGACTCGCAGGAGCGTTCGCGCTAGGAGAAATTGCTCGCCTCGCACGAGCCGCTTTTGGTCGCTGATCGTTTGCTCGCCAAAACTCATCGCGTTAACACCCCCGCGCAGACAGCGAGAAACAGCAAGCCCACCGCCGGATGCCGGATCGGCCAATGGCCGAGCGACAAGATGCAGCCGCTCACGAACGCCGCCGACCATGCATCCCCCGTGTTCACGTTTTGAACAAGCGGCCACAAGAACAGCAGCGCCGCCGCGAGCCCGAGCAGCCCGTACTCATACGCAATCTGCCCGAGCTCAAAGTGCGCTTCCCCTGGGGGGAGCAGATGCGAGCGCGGTTCCGTCGTCCGGATTTCCGTACTCCAGCGCACCATCTGGCGGGGCATGTGGCCCCCGCCGACGCCCGCCAGGGTGAGCCGCGACAGCAGCAGTCGCCACGTCATCCAGCGCCCGCGCACTGTTCCTGTACTCATCCCTCGAATGGTGTGCGCGTCCAGCCACCGCGTGAGTTTCTTGTCGGGATCGTGATGGCTCGAGTAGCGCTCCGAGACAAACACGACCATCCCGAATCCCAGGACAAAAGAAGTCGGCGCCGGCACCAGCAGGAACGACGCGACGCCCACCGCGAGGATGGCCAAGAAGCTGCTCGTTAACCACAGGCCCCAGGCAAACACCGGCCACAGCCACCACGGCGCGAAGAAGATCGTCAACGCCAGGAAGTTGGCGCTGGTGGGCGGCGAGCCATAGGTGCCGGGGGGGCGCGCCGTCCCTTTGTGCCACTGCCACGTCAGCAGCGCGACTTGGGCGAGGCCCCACACGACCCAGGCGTAGCTGATCCGCGTAAACGTATCGGCATCGAGCTGACGGAGCAGAAACCACGATGCGCCGACGCCGATCCAGCAGACCAGACTCTCAAGGCGCTGGGGCCCGTCCCACCGCCACAGGAACCATGCCCCGATCGCGGCTAACCAGTACTCGTGCACATACATCATCGCCACGATCGTCAGGAACAGTGTGCAAAGTAACCAGCGGTCGCGGGCGGTGCGCAAGTACTCCGGCGCCACGTGGGGCACGAAGTTCGCCGGGGCCAGCGCCGCCGCGAGGCTGATGAGAAAAATCACACGGCCTCGACTTCGACGATCACTGCCGAGCACAAAAACATGCTGCGCCAGTCGTGGGGCTGCTCCAGCGCCACCATGGCTTTCTTGATCTCGGGGTCATCGTGGTTGCCCAGCCATGGCAAGGTCGCGTGCGCGTGGTAGTAGTGAAATTGCGGCACGCCGAAGCCGCACTCCTTGAGCAGGCCAGGCAGAGACAGCGGATTGTGAAAGCGGCGCGTGGTCGGCTCCGGCGGGGGTTCGGTGATGCGCAGCATCTCGTTCAGGACGACACCGACGTTCTGCCGGATGTTCGTCTCCCACGCCACGCCGCCCAGCAGCTCATTGACGATAAACTCCGCCGTGTAGCGGTTCATGCTGAATAAGCTGAACAGCGCGTTGCGCACCTCGAGGTAGTACACCGTCCCCGGCTGGCCGAGCATGCGCAGATTCTCTAGCGCCCGACGGTCATCACTCACGTGCGGCAAGACGCCCAAGCAGAGAATCGCGTCGGGCCGCGGCTGCGCTAGCATCGGCGCCAGCGTCGTCGCGTCCTCCAGGTCCGCCCATCGCAGGTCGCCGTCACGCGCGACGAAATCCTCGGGGATCTGCGCGAGCATCGCGTCGGAGGTATCGCAGCCGCCGAGCACGTGATAGCCGGCGCTGTGCAGCAGGCGCAGCACATAGCCATCGCCACACCCGACCTCGTAGACACTGGCGTGGATCGCGATCGGGAAGCGCCGGGCCAGACTGCGGAGCACCGGCCAGAGGCGCACGTAATTCGAGTGATCCCCCGTGGCATCTGAGGCTTTGGGATACCACGCCTCCCGGTAGTCCTTGGCAATCTCGGCGTAATACTCGCTCACGGGTTTCATGCGCGGTCCTTTCAGGCGACGCGGCCCAACGGATCGTGGATTTCTTCCAAGCCCCGGCGCTCCGTCTCCTCCTGCAGATAGTACGGATTCCAGCCGTAGCCTCTTCTGCTGGGCGGCGGCGGCGCGCCCAGCAGGGCCCACGGGAGCAGGAGTTGCTCAGGATCGCTCATCGGACGCCTCGCCTCCGAGAAAATACTTCTTGACTAACCCAAGCGCTTCGTTTACTATTTGGGCATGGAGAATAAACACATGCCCAATCAGCAGCCGCACACAAAGCCTTGCGCGCAGTGTGGTGCCACCGTCCCAGTCGGATTCCTCGTGTGCGCTTCCTGCAATCGAGAGAACACCATCGCCTTCTTCAAGGTGCGTCCTTGGCTCACGCCGAGGAAGTTCTGATGAGCAAGAAGAATCCCCACGCCGTCGCACTCGGGAAACGCGGGGGCAAGGCGCGAAGCGAGGCCAAGGCACAAGCCGCACGAGCGAACGGCAAGCGCGGCGGCCGCCCGCCGAAGGCACCATCAAAGTAGCGCTCATCACCGTGGCCCCTCTGGTTTCGGGCGCCACGTATCACGCTGCGTAAGAGCTGGGCGCGCTGTCACAATCGCTACGAGAGTCAAGATCAATTGCTTGCGAGCTTCCTCTGGCAGTCGCTTCACCTCGTCATACGTCAGCCAGCGCGGTTCCCCCTCTCCGAGCTCCAGCGGGGCGCCACAATGTATACAAAGCGACAGGTCGCCGACATGGGGCTGAGGCTCGCCCGTCTCTGCACACGCCAACGCGCAGCGAGGACAGGCAAAGGTAATGCGCGGCGATTCAGGCTCGCTCATCAGACGTCTCCTCAATCGGCAGCTCGCGCGCCCGGTCGTCCACCGGAGTGGCCCGATGCAGGATCGCGTCAAGGGCGTGCTGAATCTCCCGCAGGATGGCCTCGTAGCGGGGACAGACGGGGCAGGTCACGCCGGGGCCTCCGGTGGGCGCGCCGCCGCGCCGAACACGACGGCCATCGGCGATCCCACTAACGGCGCGAGTGTGGCAGCGATCTCGGCGGCGTCGTCGATCGGGTCGGTCCAACCGATGACCCCGCTCTCCCGCGTGCCGTCGTCCAATTGGCGCCAGAGACGCAGACTGCGCGGGGTGACGACTTCGACGCCCACGAAGATACCCGCGCGGTCCTGGGCCGGAATGTACGGCATCGGGCTCACGCCGGAGCCTCCGGTGGGGGCGGACGCCACTCATCGCCGAGCGAGGGAAAGAATCGCTCGAAGGCGAAGTCATCGACGTCCCGCTCAACCCACACGTTGACGCAGGGATCGTCGGGACCAGGAGATGCAAATACGAAGGCGACTCGGCCACGCCGCCAGTCAGACGAACCCTTGCAACGGAACTCGATCTCCTGCCCATCGGCGGGCAACCCTTCCAGCCACTCGACGCGACTCATGGAGCCTCCGGTGGGGGCGCCGCCGCGAGGGCGCTCTTGGCGGCGACGTACATATCGTTCAGCCGATGACCCGAGGCGGTCGGCGCGTCGTCCTCATCGAACTCATCAGTCAACGCGATCCTCATGATGTCCTTGAGCGCCCCCTCCAGCCGCTGCGCGCGGGCCTCGGCATCCCGGAGCGCCGCCTGACAGCGCACCAGCGCGTTCCAGGTGTCGTCGCTTCGGGTGTCGTCGCGCATAGCGAACCGCACCGCGCCGCAATCGCACGGATCGCCGTCCTCCACGCCGCCCTTCGCGAGCATCTTCTGGGCGTCCCAGCGGTGATAGGTCGGCGTGCATAGACTCATGACTCCTCCCCCTGCGCACGGAGCTTCGGGTCAAGAGGCTCCCCCGCGCCCGGCGCCGTCCCGCTCATCGCTGCACTCCGATTGAGATAGGTGGCAGATAGCCACGACGCCGGTAATACGCCACGCGCGCCGAGACGGCTTGTGGTCTCAGCGTGGTGATCTCCGCGATCTTCTTCGTGTCGAATCCGCGACCGATCAGGTAAGCAAAGACTGCGACCAACGCCACCCCGTTCTTCTGCAAGCCTCCTGTGGCTTCCGCTCGGCGCCGATGGCGATGCTGACGACAGAACTCAGAGAGAGCAGCGCGACGAGGGCAAAGGATGCACAATCCGGAACGCCGATGCCGTTCCTGATACGCCATTGCCGCATGAAGATGTACGCCCGGCGCCGTCATCGCGCGCCCAATCGTTGAGCAAGATCGGCGAGCAGGAGCGCTTGATAGTGAGCGCGCTCGCCGGGGATTAGCTGTTCCCAGGTCACACCCTGCGGACGATCAAAGAGCGCGGCATAGAACAGCTTGGCCAATGGCGCCAACTCCTTCGGCCGTTGACACCCCGCGCACTGATTACGCTGACCCCTCTCGCACGTGCAGATCGAGCGGCCCGGCGACGTCACCGCGCCCCCACCACGAAATCTTCATGCAAGCGATCTGGCGTGATTCGCCCATCCCAGCAGACATACACGAGTTCTGGGTCGCGACCGTACCCCGTTACCGTCCCCCGCCTCTCGCTACCATGCCACGCATAGAGATGCACTTGCTTGGCCTTCGGGCTAAGCTCCACGCGCTGGCCTCTCTCAAAGCGTCGGCCCGGCGCCGTCATGGCTGGGGCTCCGCCGGTAGCGGCAACGATTCGGCCTGATATCGCGCAATCGGTCTCGTGCAGAGCTTTCTCGTGCCGAGAGGTTCCCGACAACGACGGCACCTATAGAGCGTGCCGTATTGTGTGCGGCGTTCCTCCCAATCGTGGGTCGCTGTCGGGCCAGCCAGAGGACAACCGAGTTCATGAGGACTAGGCAGGCGGAGATTCAGACAGCGACAGTAACTCATAGCTCTCCCAGCTCCCGGCGCACGTCGTCCACGGAGCGGGCCACGAAGGCCACGCCGCCATGCGAGCGCACGAGCTCGAGAAAGCTGGCTTGCTCCCGCGTCGGCTCTTGGCCTTCGGCCTTGACTTCGATGGCGAGGAAGCGCGCGAAAGTGATTAGGACGATGTGCACGCCGTCTGTGCGGGACTCGCGCCGCCAGCCGATGATGTCGGCGCACCCCGGCATGCCGTGAAACTGCACGAAGCGCCCGCCCTGCTTCAGCACGCCGGAGTTCTGCCGCCACGCCACGACGTCGCGGCGCGTGCGCAGATACGCGAGAATCGCGTGCAGGATCTCGCGCTCCGGGCGGGGCCGGGGCCTGGTCGACCGTTGACTGTCGCGCTGCAGCTGATTGGCTTCAGCCAGATCGCGCTGGAGCTGGGCGGCCTCGCGCTTGGTCAGATTCACAGGGCGATGCTCCCCTCGGCGAGCACCCGGGCGAGCGGGGCTGTCTTCGACTGGCGTACCTCGAGGCGCCAGACAATGCGATGTGGGTCATCGTAGCCGTCACTGACCGTCTGGAATACGAGCCGCCCCGTGACGTACGGCGCCTCGCACATCTCGTGATGCTTTCTGCACAAATGCACAATGGCCCAGGGCTCATGGAGGCGGGGACGCTTCACAAGGTGGTGCAGATCACTTGCGCGAGAGCACATCATTGCTGGCGCCATCGTCGGATGAAGTCCGCAGGGATGTATCGCTCCGACTTCACACCATCCCCCAGAGCGCGCCTGCACCGCCGCCCGCACCTTCGCCGGCACCGGGTTCCCCCGCCCGCGCCGCCTCGGGCTGCGCACCAGAGCCGTGCGCTTCATGGGCGCTTGGGCAGGCGCGAGGTGAGACGCCGGAACTCGTCCATGTGCTGGCCCACGGTCTGGGTACAGCCCGGCTCCGTACACTTCGTCTCGCGCGTGGTCCCCGCGGCCCGCGTGCGGAGCTCTTCGACATGGCCCGACGACGCGCTCGCCGCCCGGCGACGGGTGGGCTGCCAGCCACACACCCCGCAGGTGTCATCGAAGTTCAGGAAGGCCGCGCAGTCCGGACAGGTCTTCACCGCCGACGCGGGGCCTTCAGCGGCGCCGGTTGCGTCCGCCGCTTCCACGCCTCGTATTCTTCGGGATAGTCGCGGCGCCAGGCGGCGTAGCCCTCGGGATCGAGGCAACGACCGCATTGGCAGCCGGCGTAGCACGGGCCGCGAGCACCGCACCAATAACAGCCGGGATCAGGCGGCACGGCCATTCTCAGGGAATAGCGTCGGCTGATGAACCGGGCACGGGACCGGGTGGCGCTGCTGCGGCTTCCGCGGCGGGCCGGGTGGTGTCTCGCAACAGGTGCAGCCATCTGGACGTAAGCGCGGTGGTCGCGGTTTTGGAATGCGAAGGCTCGGCATAGGACCAGCCCCGCCGTCGCCGCCCTCGCCGTGTCGCGCGCGGAAGTCGCGAACCATTGCCGCGATTTGCCGGAACTCCTCGACGACGAGCGTCCAGATACGGATGGCTGCGCGAATCTCAAGCTTGACGTCTTGAGAATCAATCTCGCCCTGCTCGCTGGCGCGCTGCGATTGCACCAGCTGGGCCAGCCCGGCCTGCCAGCTGCCCTTCAGCGCATCCAGCTCGGCCCGCACCCCAGCGAGGAGTTCAGCGACATCCGCATAGAACTGCGCCAATGACTTCGCGGTCGGTTCCGGCCTTGGAGGGTCCGTCGCTGGCGAAGTGAACATCGGCAACGTATAGCCCGTGGCCTCCCCGAAGATGGCGGCCGCGCTCGCTGCGGCACCCTTACGATCCCCACTTCCGAACAATGCTTGAGTAAGAATCTGAGCGAGATACAGCTGGCACTGCTGGACGAAGTTCCGGCGGACGGGATCTTGAATGCGAGGGCTATCAAGCCGCATCATCGCCCAGCCAAAACCATCTGCAAGTCGGACACAGAACACCCGGCGGCGCTGTCCTCCGACCTGCACCAGCCTATCCTGGTGCAGATGGTCCGGAAGGCTGGCGCGGACTGAATTCATCGTGTCATCGCTGAACCCAAGACTCGCAACCGTTGGCGTCCAGACGACCCAGGAGCCTTCGGGCGTCGGGCCCTTGTCGAGCCACTTGTCGGCGATTTCCTTCGCGAGTTCCTGCATTTGCGTCGCGCCGTCGTTGGTCATCGGCCTTCTTCCCTTCCTGCGGGCATCCCTTGTTGGCCGAGATACTGTTCGAATTTCAGGCGATTGAAGAGCGTGGCCGGCCGCACGAACTGCACCATCTCGGGGTTGTCGCGCCATTCCCGCCACTTACGGCTGATCACCCCCTTGCAGTCCTGCACGCTGGCGCCCTCGCGAAGTCTTGACGCGATGAGTTGTAAGTTCGAAGGAACTTCGCGAAAACTGCGACCGGTTTTTAAATTCAGAAATCGCAGAACTTGAAGCGAATCTTCTCTAGACTTCCTAACGTCTACTTGTTTCTTCTTCGGAGGCTGTACGTCTGAAGTTGCAGTAGATTCAGGTACTTGAGGTTGTCCGTTAGAACTAGTACTAGAATCTAGATCTAGATTTTCTAGAAGAAAATCTTTGTCGAGCGTGACGGTTTCGTGACGCTCCGTCACGTTTCCGTGACGGTCTTCGTGACGTTCGCGTGACGGCTCCCGTGACGGGGCCGTGACGATTTCGTGACGCTTGCGGTCGCGGTACCTCCAGGACCGCTCGGCGGGGGTCCAGGCACGCACAGGCTCCGGCTCCGGGAGCCCATACGTCTGGACAAGATCGCGCAGGATCATCTGCTGGTCAGGCGGCGGGAGCGGGTCGAGAAGATGAGCGACACGCACGAGCACCTTGGCTCGGCGCTGCAGTGGTTCCGACGAAGACACGCTGCACGCCCCCTCACTTGGCTGGATGGATAACCCGGGCTCCTGCCGGAGTGAGGCCAGCCGGACTTACGAGCGGGTGCCCCCACTACCCGAGTTCCCACTGTGGTAGCAACCACCATTAGGCATGTCAACAAATATTCCATCCACCACCTGTCCACATGGTTATCCCCAAAGTTTTATCCACGCCGTGGGGATAACTTCCCGCGGGTCGACCAGTGCCCGGCCAAGAAGTCGGCGAGCATAGCCTCGAGCAGGAGAGCGGGGTTGTCCGTCCCGGACTCCCGTTCCGCCAAGGCCACCGCGTCTTTCCAGAGCTCGCCCAGCACGGGGTCGACGCCGTCCAGGTAATGCCAGATGTGCCGGAGCAGGACATCCCCCGGATCTGACGTGCCATGCGTGATCCAGAGGCTCTGTGCGGGCAGAGGAGGCGATTTGCGGGGCCTCCAGGCTTCTGGTAGTTCCACAGTAGGAGCAACGCGACTCATGACTCGGTTTGCGCCCCGGGATGCTTCTTGAGGGCGACCAGCAGATCCGACAGGATTACGAGATCCAGCCGGGGGTCATCAATGGGCACCCCCTTGGTGAACTGATCCCGGAACGCGGGCCACGTCGACCGGGTCAGCTTCTTCGCCGCCCAGTTCTGCACGTTCTTGAGCAAGAGGGCGCGCTTGTGGTTGCGGTCGTAGTTCTCCTGCTCCTCCCCCGGCTCGCCGAAGGGCTGATCGATTAGGGCCTTGGTCTCTTCGCTGAGTTCCGCGGGCGGCTCCGTGGGGTCGGCAGTCATGCGCATCATGGCTTGGAAGGGGTCGGTCGGGTTCGGCATAGCCGCCGTATCCCAGCTCGCGGCGTCCATCACGGGCCCAGTCGGTGGGGCGACGGGCGCCCGCTCGCCTGTCTCCTTGTCCAGCTTCTCGAGGATGTGCGGGGGCAGCGGGGTGGTCGGCCGCTTGTACTGGTACATACTTCCCGCGTGGGCTTGGTCCACCGAGACCACCTTAGCGTCCGGGACGGACGACACCTCGGTCTCGTCGAGGAAGCCGAGGCCGCAGATGGAGAGCGTGACGCGCCGCTTCGCCTTCGTCTCACACTTCATGATGGCATTCGCCCGCATCTCGCCCTTGAGTTCGCCGAGCGGCACCGCGCCGGTGCCGATGTCTTCCCGGCCGTCCCGATCCCGCGCCCGCGCGGTCACCACATAGATGCCGTCGTACATCTCCTTGACCAGCTCGAGAATGCTCACGCCATGGATCTTGCGCAGTTGCTCGGTCGCATCCCGCTTGGCGTAGAGGGTGAGTTTGCCGCTGAGCACGATGTAATCGAACGGGCGCGTGAACGGATTCAGGCCCACCGACTCACACACGGCGGTGTAGTACAGCACCCGATCGCTGGGCGTCAGTTTCGCCAAGTCGCCCACGAGGAGCACCCGCTCCATGATGGCCGCCGCCTCGTCCTTCGGCACCAGCGCCTCACTCATCGGTGTCCTCCACCCACTGCTCAGCGTCGGGGTGAGTCACCCCGATGAACTCCTTGCGTCGGGAGTGCTCGCGTAGGTAGTCGCGCCATGCGAGGGCCAACGCGCGATCCTGGAAGGCGCCTTCAAACCGCTCGTAGCCCAGGGGCCCGATGCTCACCACGCGGTACTCACTCATGGCGCGTCCTGCCAGAGGAACGACCACGGGATCTCCCGCGACGTTCGGGGCATGTCCCTCCACTTGCGGAGCCGCGACCGGAGCCATGACGTGGCCTCGGGCGACTGATCTGCGTACGCCACCTGGAATTCCCGGCCGTCACGGAGACGGACCAGAAGACGAGCGACCGCGTCGCCGTGCGTTCCGAACCGGCCAAAGGCCACGACGTCGTCAGCCTCTACGGTGGTCGTCTCTGCCTTGCGGCCCACAGGGACCGGCGCCCCCGCACAGAAGCCGGGGTAGCTTACCAACGAGCGAAGGACCAAGCGCGTCATTGCTCCTCCCGCTCCTCCCGCGTCTCCGTATCGTCGGAGAACGATTCCGGCCCGTGCTCCGACTCCAGCGCCCCGCAGAGCCAGCAGTGCGGCTCGAGATCCGCGCACGTTGGCTCATCGCACACGTGCCACGGGTGATAGTCCTTGTAGCGGACGTGGAGGTACGGGTGGAGCTCGCTCACCGAATGTTCTCCTCGGCCTCGTAGCAGCGATCGCAGATGCCAAAGCGCAGCACGGCGTCCGCGTACTCCGGCTCGGTGTCCCGCACGTAGGGCACGCGGCACCAATGGCAGGCCAGGCGCAGGCGCACGCAGCCCCGCGGGATCGGCGGTTCGTCGGTGAATTCGTACGGCACGCTGAGTCCGGCGCGCACTTCGGCCAAGGCCTCCAGCACGCCCTCGACGAATGCCGGTGGAAGCTTCTGCTTACGCGCGAAGTGCAGCGCCACATCGGCCGAGCGCAATTCGTAGGCCCCGGGTCGCTCACTCATCCCCGCACCTCTGGGAGTCGCTCCTGCCGCTCGGACGGCAGGGCTGGAGAGTCGTCACACCCGCACACGAGGCAGAGACCGCCCACGGGGCACTCATGGCGCGGCACGATGGGCTTCTGCGGAAGTCCAGACTGTGGGCCACGGTAGTCGAACCGCCGCACGTTCTTCCTCATCGCGTGCTTCCGTCGATCCCGGCGAGCAGGGCGCGGGCCTCGCTCAGATCCCCGACCGTGAACTCGCCGCGATACGGGCCGTCGGGATCGGTCACCTTGCGAATCCAGGCCGCCATCTCCGGCGCCGTTGCGTGGATAGAACACAACGCGATACCCGGCCCGATGTCCGTGTAGAAGTGATATCGACAGGCGGTACAGCGTCCGTCAGTCGTCGGTCCCGGTGAGCGTTGTTCTCGCGTCGTCTCAGTGGTCATCGCTCGCCTCCCTCGAAGAACACGGTGATGGGCACGTTGAGCACGGTCGCCAGCGCGGCGATGGTGGTAACGTTGGGCACGGTCATGCCCCGCGCGAGGAAGTGGACGGTCTGGCGCGCGAGGCCCGCCTGCCGCGCCACCTCCACGATGTCCCGCCCCTGCTCCCGGAGCACCCGCCGCAACGCCCGCCGGTTGTATTTCATGGCTTCGTTCTACAGTAGGAGAAACTGGGTGTCAAATAAAAAACGCAACGGCCTGCGTTGCGCTATACTCCCGTCCCACAGGAGGATGAGGATGGCCGCGCCGCCGAACGTGCGCACACTCAAAGAACTGGTGCGCTGGATCGCGCACGTCCACCACCACGGCTCCGTCAACGCCATCACCCAGCGCGTGTCGCTCTCGTCGGCGCTGCTGGGGAAGTACGCGAATGGACGGGTGAAGTATCCCCGCATCGACTCTCTTACTGAGCTCGCAAAGGCCTACGATCTTGAGCCGGACTTCGTGATCGGCTTGGCCTACCCGAGCCTGCGCCGGCCGGTGGCAGGAGGCAGCGGAACTACCGATAACTTCCCACCGGTGGAACCGAAAAAGATGAAGGAACCCACTGACTTACGTGCAGACGAGAAGCATTATGTCAACTGGAAGAAATGGTGGGCCAGCGGGTTGTCAAGTCTGCGCGGCGATGGTATGGCTAGCGCCCGCGTGGACTGGCTACGCGGCACCTAACCGGATCGAGAGACCCCTCCCATGGCCCTGCTGCGCTTTCAAGCCCGCTTTGGTTCCTGGCACCGCCCGCTCGACGCCATCGAAGTCTGGTCGCTCGAGCACCATCTGCTCGCCGTACTGGACGGCGATCTCCTCTCCACCATCTTGGAGCACTACATGATGCTGACCGCCCTAGTACGACGCATCGACGACGAGACGACGGAACGGGCCCGCCTTGAGAGTCTGCGATGATTCTTCTTGTGCTCCTTCTCGTGCTCGTGGGCTGCGCAGGTCCTACCTACCTCGGCCAGCCCGACCGCGATTTCCGGCGAGACAACTATGAATGCAAACGCGCATCCGAGACCTTCTGGGCGGGCAGCGTGATGATGGCGCTGGCGGCGAAGTACGAGGCCAACAAGCGCTACGCCGAATGCATGGAAGTGCGCGGCTACGAGCGGCGCTAGCGGGTCAGCGTCCCCGGCGCCACTCCGAAATGCGGACTGCGCGGATTGTCGATGGGGAGTTTCTTCTCCAGTTGCCGCATCTGATGGGCCTTGAGATCCTGGTCGAGCTCCGGCAACTCCTGCCGCAAACGCAGGAGCGCGATTTCCTTGTAGGTGTTCACCACGGTCTTGATGAGCCCCGCCTTGCCGCCTTCCGACCCCGGGGACTGGCGCTGATACTCCGGCGTGCGCATCATGGCCTCGAGCGCTTCGTGGAGGTTCCGCCCGTTGCCGTCCTTCACCTCCTTGCCCATCAGCACGACGTAGCGGTCATATTCTTGAAGGGTGAGCTCAAGCCCGGGCGCGCGCAGCGGCTGGTAAATCTGCACCCCGCTCGCCGGCTGTGCAGGCCCCGCGACAAACCGAGAGGGCATTGACAGCGCTACCCGATTCTGCACGATCTCATTGCGGACGGGATCATCCTTGATGGTGGAGGTGTAGATGGGCGAGATCAGGTCTGGCCCCCACCCGCCTTGTAGCCGGATCGGTTCGGCGAAGAGGTTCCGCCGCGGGGGCAGCGTCGCCGACCATCCCGGTACCGCCGCTTTGATCTCGTCCAGCAGCGTCCGCGTCTCGCGCACCGTGGGATCGAGCTGCCGTTCGATCTGGCGTACGAGACCCGGGACGAGGCTTCGGACGAAGCCCTTGGCGTACGTGTGTGCGCCCTCGTCCGGCTTCTGGATGGCCTCTAGGACATTGCTCAGGCCCTCAAGGTAGGTCTTGCTCACCATGTGCTTCGACACGGCCAAGCCAAGAGCCGACGCGATGCTGAGAGCGTCGTCCTCGGGAAGTTGCCCCAGGATTTCCGAAGCATCCGCCGTGATCCCGATCAGGGCGCCCAGCGGATCGAGCCGACTATACGCATAGTACGTCTCGCCGACGTCGATCGAGTAGGGCTGCCAGCCGGTCTCCCGTAACTCCCGCACGAGATTCTTGTCCTTGGGACCGCCGCCCGTGATGAGGCCTTGCGCGGCGAGGATGGCCACGGTCGCGGAGGCCATCAGCCCGGCGGAGAACCGCCCCAAGGCCAGATCCCGCTGCGCGCCGGGCGTGGCCAGATCGCTGCGCATCTTCTCCGAGAGCAGATTCAAGCCCGGGAGCCGCTGCCAGGTGTAATTGAGAATGTTGATCGGCGTCCGCACGAAGGGCATCACAAGGCGCCCGCCCGGCGTGGAATCCACGAAGCGCATCAGGGCTTGGCCACTCGGGCCCAACGCGTTGTTGAAAGTCTGGATCAGCGCGAATTGCTCGGCCGCGGTCTTGATGTTCGGCGAAGGATTCCGCTCGAGATCCGCCACCCGACGTCCGAAGGCATCGCCCGTCAATCCCTCCAGGGTGGCCTCCCGCACGGCCTGGGCCTTGAGCTCCATGCGGTAATTGACGGCCTTGAACATCGCGTCCTCAGCCGTGAGCAGCCGCGTCGGCATGCGCACCACATTGCCGAGGAAGTCAATCGCTCGGCCGAGCATGGAGTCCGTGGCCACGCCCGCCCCGGAGGCCGTGATGGCCGGCGGACGCTCTACTTTCTCGACGCCAAAGACCGAGACGTCACCTTCCCGGAGCGCCTTGCCGGTGAGACGCAGCCCATCGCCGAATCCGTCCACCAAGCCGCGCAGCATCGCCGTCGCTTCCCCGCGGACCACGCCGGGGTCGCTGCCGAAGTGGAGATTCTGGGCGAGCCAGCGTTCGGGAATCGACCACAGCGCCGTCCCCGCATTGCTCAGCGTGTTCGCTGCGTGGGTCTGCGGCCCCGAGAGCAGCGAATTGATCCAGGCTTCGTAGATCATGTTTTGCCCAGCCCGGAGCCCACTCACCGTCTGCTCGGCGAACATCTCTTTCTGCGCCTTCGTCCGCAACTGCGTCAGGCGCTCCGCGAGGGTGCCAGGATCGATCTCTGGCGCCGTGGACAGCGTGCGCGAGAGATCTGCGATGTCCCCGAGATTCATGGCGGACCGCTCGGCGGAGGACAGAATCTTGCGCGCCTCCAAGCCGCGGGCCACGTTGCGCGCGATCATCTCGTCACGCACGGCGAGCTCGCCGGCCACCGTGAAGGCGTTGACCAGATCGGCGGACGCCTCGGCATCCCCCTGGATCGTCCGCTTGGCGAGATCGTCCACGTAGGTGGCGGCCTTGTTGTAGTGATCGCGCAACGCCGTCATCTGGGCCCGGTCCAGCATGGTGCTCTCAGGATCGAGCGACAGGGCGTGCTCGAGCGTCAGCGCTCCCTGGCTCTCAGCCACTGTCTGGGCGTGCGTGACGGGCACCCGGCTGGGCGCCGTACGCTCGGCCTGGAAGGCGTTGATGTTCTGAATCGTCTTCTTGACGGATGCCGTGGCGTCGATGCGGCCGACGTTGACCCGCGCTTCGCCGGGCGCCTTGGGCGTGATCGGAGTCCGCCCGGTCGTGGGCTCAGGGGGAAAGCCGATCGAGCCGCGCTCACTCGTCAAGATGGTTTTCAGCTTGGCTAGCCGCTCCTCGGACGACAGCACCCCCATGGCGCTAGGAGTCGCCAGGACAGCGGCAATCGTGCCGGCCACCGCGGCCACCTTCGTGGCTGTCGGCGTATCCAGCCCGAGGCCCTGCGCCGCCCGGTTCGCCACCTCGTGCACGGCCGTCCCGATGGGGTTGCGCACACTCTCCGCCAGTTGCTCGGTCAATTCGGCCGGCGCCCCCGCGCGCGTGGAGGCGCTGCGCACCAGGGCCTCGCCGACGTTGGCGATCGGCTGATTCAGGCGCAAGGAGACTTTCTCGGGTAGCGTCCCCTCCTGGACGGCTTTCTCGAGCTCGTCCACGCCATAGCCCGTCATCGTTTTGAGCACGGTACTGAGCCCCTCGCGGAAGGGATTCGCGACCGGGGCCGCTTCGGGCACCTTCTCCTTGCCCGTAGGCAGCTTGGCGGCGCCCTCCGCGCTTTTCTGCAAGCCGGCTTCGGAGAGATCGACCGGCACCGTCCCGACGAGGTTCTGCCACGCCGTCTCGTCTCGGGCGTGCTGGAGCTGCAAGTAGATTTGTCCGACCGGCAGCACATCCTCGCGCGGCATTAGTCTGTACTCCCTTCCTTGCGTTTACCGCGTGGGGTTGGCGTCTTCGGCCGGGCGGCCTCGACACGCGCTTCCTCGGCCTGCACTTCGGAGAGCTCCATGTAGAGCTTGCGGAGGTTCTGGTACTGGCCAGGATTCAGGCGCGGCCGGGCCTGCTCCACGCTGGCCGGATTCGCCGGATCGAAACCATAGGTCCGAATCAAGCCGCGGAGCTTGTCACCGTTCACTCGCGCTTCCGCGCCCAGCATCCCGACGAGGCGCGGCCCCATCTCCTCCAGCACGGCCAAGGGATTCTCCGTGCCGGCAAAGGCATTCGAGCGACGCCGCAGAGCTTGATAGCCGATCGCGCGGGCCTTTTCCTTCACCGGGTCCAGCTTCTCGTAGAACAGGGGAATCCCGAGCAAGCGGTCAAGTTCCTGTTCGGCTTGGGCGTGGTTGTAGCGCGCGTCGCTCTTCCCCTCGCCGACTTCGTATTTGCGCGCCGAGGTCACATGGTCGAGCGCTTCCCGCCAGTCCTTGGTGTTGAGCCCGACGCCGGTGGTGCGGAACTGATCGTGCAGCGCATTGAGTTGGGCCGCGGTCATGGTGGGATGCATGCGCCGGGTGGCCGTGAGTACCCGATCCAGCGTGGCCGTATCCGAGGCTTTTTCCTTCTCGGCCGGATCGCGCCGCATGATGGCCTTGATCCGCTCCAGCTCCGTTTCATGAAACCGGAGCTGCCCGGCCACGAGCTCCAGCCGCTCCGTGGTCAACGTGCCCCGATCGGCTTCGATGCTGAGATCCCGAAGGGCGTCCTGCTTCATGTCCTCGGCCACCTGTTTTGTCACGGCCTCGTCGCGCCGGCGTTCCGTCTCGAGGCGGTCCATCAGGGTCCGCGCGAGCGCGAAGCGTTCCGTGGGATCGACGTGGCCGAAGCGCTTGGACTGCGCCGACAGCAACTCATTGAGCGCTTGCTGCCGCGTGGCCGGATTTTGGAACTCCACTTCGGCCGTGCCCTTCTCCGTCTGGACCAGCAGATGCGCGAGCTTGGTATTCAGCTTGTCGCCCAGCACCCAGGCCAGCCCTTGCGTGCGATCCACCGCCCGCGCGTAGGCGGCTTGGCGCTCCTGCGGCGTGGCCCCATAGACGGCAGCGTTAATATCCTCCGCATTCAGGATGTCCATGGCCGCTTCGGCTTGGTTGCCCTTCACCTTGAGCGCTTCGCGGCGCGCCTTGGCGGCTTGCTCCGTCACGAACGGCATGGCGTGAATCTGAAACTGCTTGGCCGTCTCGGGATATTTCAGCGCGCCCATGGTCTGGGTCATGCGCTGCCCCAGTGCGTTCATCACGAGCTCGGGATAGACATCGGGGTGGACCGCCGTGCTCGGGTCCATCTGGCGGGCTTCGAGCGCGGCCTGATCTTTGCCGAATCCTTGCTTGAGCTGGCCGAGCTTGAGTTCAAGGTCGAGCTTCTGATCGTCCGCCGTCAGCCTCCGCTGAACTTGCAAGTAGGCATTCGCGGCCCCAGCCAGATGCGAGAGGGGCCCCAGCAGATCCGGTGGCGGACTGGGCGCCATGTGGGCGAGCGGCAGCGGCCCCCCGGTCTGGGGACTGGCGTCCGAGCGGTACACGGGAATACGTGGCACTAATAGCCCGTGGAGCCGCCCAGCAAGGAACTGCCATAACTCCGGTAGCGCGGAATCTTGGTCCCCGCATTCGGGAAGCCGGTGGTCGTGTCCTGCACCGGCACGCCGTAGCCACCCCCGCCGGCGTAGCCTTGGTCAGCGGTCGGCGGGCCGCCGCCCCGCCCGCCGAAGGTGCCCCCTGCCCCGACGTAGGTGGACACCCCGGCCGAGACGCCCTTGAGAATCGTGTCCGACCACTGCGTATTCCGCGCGCGGTCGTGGATGAAGTCGAAATAGCTCTCTTGCTGCTTGTAGCCGTACGCCTGGAGCGTGCTCCGATACAACGCCTTCTGCGCGTCGAGTTCCCCTTGGTAAATCGATTCCGAATACAAGGCCAGCGGAGAGCCGGTCGTGAGCTCCGCCCCCGTGCTGGCAAACGCGGCGATCTGCTGGTGCAAGAACTTTTCTGCATGACGACGCGCTTCCAGCTTCGCTTGCTCGCCCTGTTGTTCCGCGATCTGGCGATTTCTTTCTGCGAGGCGTTCCTGATAGCGCGCCATCTGCTGCTCTTGCTCGTGCTGCTGATACGTGCTGTATGCGCTAATTCCTGCAGCCACGACGGCGAGGGCAGCAGCCGCAGCGATGAAGGCCATGCTAGACTCCCTTCGGCGCCGAGATTTGTCGTGGCGTGCCGTGGTGTGGCGTGGAATGAAGTGGCTTGGCGTGAGCTGGCGCCGCGACGTGAAGCAGGTGGGTGGGGAGCATCAGAGACTCCCCACCCAGACCCAGCCATCACACGGCGGATCATTGTCCTTGAAGTAGTGCGGGATGCGTTGGCAGGCGTGATAGCCCGACTTCTGGAAGATCCTCACCATGGCTGTATTCGCCTCCCAGGTCATGCCGATGAAGGTGAGACACCCCACGTCTTTGCCCAGCGCCACCCGCGCGGTGTGCAGGAGCGTGCCGAAGCCTTCGCCCTGCACGGTCGGATCGACCACGAGATCCTTGCCATACAGCACAAAGCCCGTGGCGGGTTGCAGCGTCACCGCGAGCGAGGTGGCCCCCAGAATCTCGCCATCGAAGAGCACAAGGGTGGGATGCGCGATGAACCAGCCCTTGGGGCGCTCCGGCCAGGTCGGATGACACCGCTGGGTGAGCCGGCGCACGCTGCCCTCTTCGTGGGACTGCATGGGGCGGATTATGCGAAACTCCATACTGCGCGCGGAGTTCTGCTCCAGCGCCCGCACCCGAACAAATCAGTAGGGCCAGAGCGGGCAGACCGGCCGCCCCGTGACGCTGGGGACAACGGGGTACGCGCGCTCATTTCCACAGCACCCAGTAGTCGTACGCGCTGTCTTCCTGGTACTTCTGGAAGCCCAGTTCTGCACCCAAGCGCATCAGCGGCTTCGCGCGGTCCCACTCCCGCGGGAGATGAAACACGACATGTGAGGCCCCCCGTTCCCAGGCCATGGCCAGTCCCCGCCGCAAGAGAGGCCGCAGGACGCGCGGGCGCCAGGCAATGACGTGCTCGACGTAGATCCCGCCCCGCGCTGTCTCGTAGCCCGTGAGCACGCCCGCCGGCACACCATCCACGGAGTAGGTCAAGACAAGCCGGCCCTCCACGAGATGGCTAGAAGCTGTCACTGACTTCCAGCCCCCCGATGAACGCCAACACGGTCAGCGGCTTTGGGTCCACTTGCTGCAACACCAAGGTCTGCTCCCGCGACCACCCGATGTTGACGTTGCCCTCGAGATCGCCCGTGAACGGCGCCCCCGTCACGTCGGGATCGGTGACCCCTTCGTCGTTGGGATAGACCAGCGCTTCGCTCTGGAGCTTCGGATGGCCCGAGGTGCAGTAGACCCGCCACACCAGCCGGGTCCAGCTTTTCTTGCGCCCCTGGGCGGTGCCCGTGGCGCCCATGTATTCCGGACGCAGTGTCTCCAGCGTGGACACGAACCCCAGGCCCACCTCAGCGCTGGTGGCCGTGACGCCCGCGGGCAACGTCACCACGCCATTCGTGACCACCAGATCGTAGAAGGAGCAGCCGGGGCTGGTGATGACCTTGACCGTCTTGCCTTCGAGGTGCCCCGCCCCGGTCAGGCTGGACACCGCGACGCCGGAGTACAGCAAGCCCGCGTCCGTATTCATCTGCCCATCGAAGACTTCGATCAGCCCGAGCGTGGTGCAGCCGCCTCCGTTAAAGAACTGCGTGTCGAAGAATCGATGATCAAAGAAATTGGCGTCCCAGTAGGCGCCCGACGTCAGCGTGCGCCGCGTGGCCGTCCAGAGTTCATCCGAGGTGCCGCAGGCGTTCGGGATGGCCGCGATGGAGTCGAACAGCCCGCACGTCTCATGCGAGCTCCAGCCGACCACCTCTTGCTCGCGGTCGTAGGCCATGCTGAGTAGCACCCCATCCGGCCGGAGTGCAAAAACAACGGGATCAGGGGTGATGGCGAAGATCATCTCGGCGATCTGATCCCGCGTCAGGTGCTCGGCCAGGATCGTCACGTCGGGCATCTGGTACTTGTTGTTCTGGAACACAAACACGTTTTCGCGCACCCGCTGGGCGCCCCGCTGGACAAACAGCGCGACCCCGGAGGCCATCACGGCATCGACGGTGTAGTCCGATCCGTAATTCGCCTGGCTCTTGATGCGCACGTTCGTCGGGGTGATCGGGGCGTCCGCGCCGCCGTCCAGGGTGAACTCTCCGGCGATGGTCATGAGCAGCAGGACTTCGCTGTCGCCCGTCCCGCCTTTCATCGCCCGGATGAGCTGCAATCCGTTCTCGGAAATCGTCAGGTCCAGCCCGTCGTCATCGTTGGCGCCCCGGCCGAAGTTGCGGAAGTCCCCGACCACGGAGGCCCACACGGAATCGGGGAAGTTGGGCGAGCCGGCGAACCACAGCCGTTGGGCGTAGAGCGCCACCACGCCCGGCCAGCCGAGATCGTCCGACCACGAGGACGACTCGAGGGTCCAGAGCCCGCTGGTGGCGACGGTGGTGGTCTGCTGCGTGAGCTCCTTGACGATCACGCCGGTTACGGCTGTCGTTGAGTAGACCTGGGTAATCCGAATCGAGCCGTCGAAGGCGACGAGATATTTCCCGACATCGGTCGAGCGGAACGCGGGAAGCGTGGAACTCACAGGCGATGCAGGAATTCCCACCACGAGGCCAATAGGCCGGTACGCTTGGAAGTTCAGGTCGCCGTAGTTGGGCGAGCCGTCCATCGTCCACGTGCCGGCGAGGAAGGGCCCGGTGCTGGGGAAGGCGTCGATGATATCCACCGTGGCGGACGTTGCCGACGTCACCCCGGTGATACTCGCCCGCCCCGCGCCGTAGATGAGGTTGCGGCCCCGATCGCCCGCGAGGAAGACATCGCTGCTGGTCGTTGCCGTCACCCCGTTGCCCGTGGCGGCCGACAGCGTGAGGGTTGCGGCAAAGGTCACCGGCTGCTCGAAGGTCGGCGGGGGGGAGGCGTGAAACTCGTTGAATTGAAACTCGGTCGCCGTCACGCGCACGAGCTGCTGAGGCGGATGGTGAATGTGAGTGAACCACATGAAGTCCGCCGATTGCGTGAACCGGAGCTCGCGCAACTCGGTCTCGGTGTACGGCGTCACGACTTCCACGGGAACGTTGAGAGAATCAACGACCAGGCCGCGGGCGGTCCAGAACCGGAAATAGAAGACGCCGGCTTCGATGATATACGCCTGCGAGTTGGAAAAGATGAACGGGATCAGGCGCACCCGGTGGCTGGGATCTTTCGTCCGCCCCAGGAACATTGTTCCTGCACGGCGGCTGACCCCGCCATGCGGCAGGCAGAGAAAATTCTTGAGGCAGCGGGCGCCGTTCTTGATCTTGGCGAGATCGACGTGGCCGATCAGGCGATCACTGATCTCGCCCGCATTGAAACTCGTCTGGATCAGATGCGTCGGCATCAGCCACCCCTCAGGGAGCCGTGGCGGTGGTCACGGCGCGGACTCATCAGACAAACCAGCCGGTCTGCGGGGCGCCCTGGTCTTCCACTAAG